CTAGAATGGTTCATCCGTCTCAGCCTCTTGCGCGGTAGCCCGTAGGGAGCAATGCAAATGACGTAAAACTCTCCATTCTACAAGCTAGCGGGAATCGGCTATACCTACTCTAGGGTCTGTCGACCTTAAAGGTCTCCATGCATCTTCCAGTGAAAGGAAGAGTAACATGACGCTGTCGATGACAGCAAGAGAACCTGGAAGTGTCTACAGTCGTCTTAGAGCTGTTGGAATTCCCCATGATGTTATTCAACCTATTCTCCTTGATGTTGAGAATTGGTCGAAGAAATCTGGAGAAGAGTGGACCGTCAGTCGTTTGAAGTCGTTTAAAAACGACATAATCCGTATTCGAGCCGGTATGGAACCCGTCTCTGTATGGATTTCCCGTAAGGGTTCAAACTTCTCTGGATCGTTTGGTGTTCTCCAAAGGTGGATGATGAGAAGTTCTTCATCATTCTCTAAGGGAATCCAAGCTATCCAGATCTATTCTACTTATTATGCTCCTCGGGTAACACCCAAGCAACATCGTAAGTTTATAGATGCCGTTCTCACTCCGCCTGTTCAACTCGACGTCCAACAAGTGATGATGGTAATCTCGAGAGGGATTATCCATTCTGATCTAGGAAGACTTTCGAGTGAACTCCCACTTCCTAAGCCTATCTTACTTATGCAAGGTTCTCCTGATAAGAGAGCTCCACTTCCTGATGGAACTTCGGTTTCAGAGGATTGTGGCATAGTAGATTCGCTTACCTTTCTAGACGGCAGTAATGTCGCTAGAGACCATTACTATCGATACAAGAAATTGTACCGTCCAGTAATTGGTACCTTGAAGAGCTACACCTTGATTGGTGAGTCTGGAAATTACTTCTCACGAAGTTTAGATCCAGATGCTCTAAAGGTAGGAAGAATTGGTTTGATTCAAGAGGCTGGCTATAAGCTTCGTGCTGTAGCTAACCCTGGACGCGTATTCCAACGCGTTCTTGAACCTCTTGGTAACTGTCTCTATGGTATCCTGAAAAGGTTACCGTGGGACTGTACCTTCAACCAATCTCTTGGTTGGGAGCCCATTCAGGCTGCTCTCTCCAAAGGTGTTGTTGTGACCTGTTTCGATCTGTCTAACGCGACGGATTTATTTCCGTTGTCAATACAGATTGAAATCATGCGTGAACTGCTTGGTGAACAGAACAATGAACACATTGATCTCTTTCGAGAGATCTCTCGTGGTCTTTGGTTCTATCCAGGCATTGGATGGATACAGTGGAAGGTTGGACAACCCCTTGGGTTGTACCCATCTTTTGCTGCTTTCGCCCTATCGCATGGCATCATTCTCCTAGGTTTGTTAAACAAGCCATATTCTGGCGAGTTTTACATCCTTGGTGATGATGTGGTCATCCTCGACGCAAGTCTTGCGTCCCGCTATCAACAGTTTATGGAATCCATAGGCTGTAAAATAGCGATGGACAAGAGCATTAGGTCCAAAACTATCGCTGAGTTTGGTGGTAAGTTGATAACACCAACCTCTATTATCACTCAAATGAAACATCGGAATATTTCCGATGATTCCTTTGTTGATCTTGCGCGACAGTTAGGTCCTAAGTCTTTGCCTATCTTTAAACCAAAACAACGAGAAGTTCTTAAGAGGATCTCTCCTCTTCCAGAATTTCTTGGTGGTCTTGGCTGGAATCCTGAAGGATTACCGCTTGAGAAACGGTTATCCCTAGCATTCCGAGATAGACAACCTAGACCGCTCTTAACGGACTATACGTCTCATCAGATCCGAAACCTTCTCAGGTCCAAGATCTATGAGAAGTGGGTCCGACTCAATGAGAGTGAAACAACTTATCACTTCATTGAGAAGACCTTCCTCGAACAGAGGAGTCTGGCTTACGTCTCATATATGGGTCGGCACCTTGTGCCTTTAACCCGTATTATGGGTCGTAATATAGACCTTGTCTTTGAGGATTCTCACCTCAATGTTCAAGTTCTACCAGATCGCTTGAGGAACCAGCACACACTCTTGGAAAGAATGCGTGATTGGTTGGGG